ATGCTTCAGCGGAATCGTTCAATGCTAAAATCAAAGCTTTTCGAAGCCAGTTAAGAGGGGTGGCTGATCTGAAGTTCTTCATGTTCAGACTGGCTAGGCTATACGCTTAAAAGAAAGCTTACCAACCAGGAAAATCCGCTGACCCGGAATTACGCTGGTAGGCGGACAAGACCAGTTCCCCGTCATCAATCTGGAACTGCACGAGACTCAGGCAAGGTGCCTGAGTACTCTCTACGTCCGAGTACATAATTCTTACTGTTCTGTTTTTCCTTATTGATTTTGGCAACGAGGGGCGGAAGTTTTTCGAAGTATGTGGGATAGCTGTTCACAAAGATAGAACCGCAATAGTCCCACCAATATATCCCAGCTTCCTGGTATTTCTCCACACAGCGTTCACCCAGCATGAATAGCTGTAACTCATTTTTAAGTTTCTTCCGGGCGATATTGTGACACTCGAAAATATCGAACAGATCGGCTGGAGTTAACAATAGTTGTTCATTCAATAGGTAATTGTTCCTTTCTTTTTTATTGTCCTGCACTTTGCCGACATCGAGTATCTTCTTTAAAATTGCATAGTATTTGTTCATTACTCTCTTTTAAATATACATTGATTCATATTTTATTTATCGTTGCAATCCTACCACATACAAAATGCACCACAACGCAGCAGAAGGTATCCCCCCTCTTCAATAAATTGTTTATCAGACTCCGGTGATAGGTATACTGCCTAAATATATTTTTCCAGTATCTGTTATAATATACAATGTTTTTTTGTCTTTGGAAATGGAATCATATTCAGACTGCGTCAATGTCTTTATTGTCCGCACATCTGAACTGGCTACCTTTTCATCATTCAGTTTTTTCCCCATTGATGCGGATAATGGAGAATCTTCACTTGTTGTGATAAGGTCATTAATAACAGAATCAGAAGTGATAAAAAGCAGATCCTCTGAGCCGAACGAAGCTATTCCATCGGATATATATATTTGCATAGTCATGATAGCTCCCCCATTTAAAAACATCATAGCCAATAGAGCGTTATTCACATCCGTATAATCGGCAGCAAGCATAAAAGGAGTAAAAACCGATATGTCCGTATCATGTCCGGGTACTTTCATCACACAAATAATATCTTCACTTTGTGCTTTCTTGCACAAGTCTATGAGAACACTCTTACCCCCAAAGGCCGCAAAAACCTCATCAGAACTTGATTCGGAAGTAAGTTCTAATATCCCGGTGGGAATAGTTATTATATTATCGGATCCATCGCTGGAAGCTTCTATTTCCGCCCATAAACCGTTCTTCTGTCCATAAGTTTTTCCATCGTTGGGTGCATCCCCCAAAAGAAGTTCTTGACGATTCCCGCTTACAATCGCTTGTCCGTCGGTCATATAGACTGCAAGGGTAGTAATCGCTCCACTCATTGTTGCTTCCATTTGAATATTTGAATTATTCTCATCGGTATACGACGCGATTAACATACCTATATTATAAGTATAATGGTCACTCATTTCATCATAAACAATTACGACTGCCCCATCCTTGTTATTAACAACCGACTGAACAAATGACAAGTACTCATCCTTGCCGCCAAACGCCGCGAGGATTTCATCTGAAGTAGAATCATTTGTCAGCATTAACACCGCCATCGGGATAACGATATTAGAACTTCCGGTATTACCACCACCTACTTTTACTTTACCAAGTAATTCATTTACTTCTTCCGCTGTATAATCTAACTGTCCCATATTATATTTCTTTTAGTGATATTGATTTAATGTATATTACCCCACCAGGGGCTTCTGTCCCAAAAATGACAGCATCCGAAGCCGTTGTCACACGATTGGGTGTAATGTCTATTGTGAGAGACTGGTCTTCACCTGTTAATGTTTCTACATTTACACTCTTACCGCCAATGTCATTGAAGTCATTCAGAATACCGGATGAAAATGTCGTGACATCTCCTATGGCTATTATCAGGTATGAGCCCAAATTCCCTTTGAAAGTCAGCGTCAGGCGATATGTCTTGCCAGCAAACAATTTTCCGGATAAATATCCTTTATTAAAAGAAAGTGCCCTGCGCTCACCTGAGGTATAGTACTTGTTATTCCACATTATCCTGTTAAGGAACACTAAAAAAGCATCTTCACCAACCATTCCGATATCAAGCAATTCAACGCCGGTTGCATTAGCCAACTCAGCGTTGGTCAGCAGTTCATCCATACTTGGCGTATACGCCACAAAATATGCAATGATTGTCTCGTCAGCCGTCCATGTTATTACGGCTTCAGCCCGTGTGTCTCCATTACTCCAATGGCTGAATGCATACCCAGTATTGGCAACAGCGGATATCACACCCTGTGTACCTTCTGTCTTAACGCCGCCACCACTGACAGTGCCGGAACCTTCCGGCGACACTGCAAGTCTTACAGCATGAGTAATTATGATAGCTTCAAAGTAGGCTGTCATCGTTTTGTCTCTATCCCACAAACCGTTGTATTCAGGATTGGTATTAGACTCACTGTTCCAATGTTTGAATACGTAACCTGGATTTGGCTCTGCTGTAATTATGGACTCGGTCATAAAGGGTTTCGTCCCACCACCCTTTACAACTCCGGCACCTTCCGGCGAGACTGTAGTCGTAATTGTAACATAAGAGGCAGGAACCGGGGCTGTCTTAAAACGGTTCTTTACAATCCAACCGCGAAACACAGTACCGTCACTAAACCCTTGGATATCTATTCCCTCCTGCGCCGCCACCCACAAACGTTCCACTTTTTCCCCATTTTCATATATAGGAGCAAGGGAATAACAGAACATTGGATTAACAGCCATTACACCTTCAAAGTATTCATTGAGTATAGTAGCGCTAAAACCATCATACTCAATGCCGGAAGGTAGTTGACAGGAATTACCGTTTAAGTCATTACCAGGGATAACGACATTATTATTATCTTGCACTCCCGGCATTTCCACTGGAATATTCTGCCACCTGAATGTGCCGGATTTGAATGGTGAACGAAAAGCCCCTGTCAGAAGCATATTTACTAATTCTCCTCCAACCCCCTTGAATGTGCCATCTTTGGCAATCATGAACTTATTGTTTATATTCAAAGAGTTGCTTTGTATGGCATCCGCTATGAGTTGCGCCGTAACAATGGCTGTAGCCTCAATCAAGGCTGTGTTTATAAAACCACCATTTATGATGGTTTTCCCTTTTTCCGCCATTCCCTGAAGCGTGGAAAAATCCTCATAGCCAAGATTCCGGGCAACGGCATCCTTAGTATCCTGCGATATATTCTTAAGACTTGCAACCGCACCCTCGGCAACACTTTTCGCTTCATCCGAATATTCTTTCAGTTTGTCCTGAATGGCTTGATTGGCAACTTCCACGGCGGTGCTGAAACTTGCGTACGCATTGTTGAATGCAGAATACTTGGCATCGACATCCTTTTTCTCGGAAACTGTGGTTTCTCCGTCGGAAATTGCGGCATTTATGGAGGCTATAAGGTCACTGATTGCGCCAAATAGCAACACTTTGGCATTGAGCAATCCGGTTTTGGCTGTACCGCCAAGATAGATGTTCATATATAATTTGTTATACGTGGCCTCTACCGCCGCCTTCGTGTTATTTACCATATTAATGTACTTCTCAATGGCTTTTGCCTCGGCTTCGGTGATGATGCCGTCGGCAAAGGCACCATCTACATAGCCATGTAAACTATCTATGGATTCCTGAGCCTTATTTGCTTTTGTTTGTGCATCGGATGCATCTGTAATTGCAGTATGAATATCGCTCTTTATCTCTTCAAGATCGGGAAGCTCAATCCCCCCAAGATTCTCACCTCCGGAAGAACCTGCCTCTACAATGAACTGTCCCGTTATCTTATTTCCTTTCGGTGACAACACGGTCACTTCCTTACCGGCCATAGAATAATCATCAATCCCAGCATATTGTTTGATGCTGGGCGCATCGTCACCCACCGTGGATAGTATAATGACATGCTGCCGGTCTTTATCCATTTTATTGCCTACCGTGACAATGGTATCCCCCGATTGGGGCGTCATGCTTCCGGGGGCACAGTCTTCGATGGAAAGGTCTATATAATCATCGCCAATAGCGACTACACGTCGCCAGTAAAACTGATTAACAACGTTCTCATGCACACCTTCCTCAATATTAAATTCACGGCATTGCCCCAAATCATCAACGGCGAATTTATTAGCTATGGTTTTCTCACCGTCCGTAGCCTTGAAATAGCAACGGTATACACCCGCCGGAACGGTTAAGATTACGGGAACCTGCAAAATATTCCCTTCCGAATCAACCAGTACATCGCCGGTTGAGTCAACCAATTCTTCGTAATACGTAGAAGCAGTTTCCACCTTGATACACTCCATACTTGCAGGTGACAGGACTATCTGACCGCCTACATGGGACAAGTCGTGTATTTCAAGTATGTCAAAAACCGCTTTAAGGCGAATATAAGCTTCGTCCACTTCAAGGTATGAACGTCCGGTAGCAGGGTCTGTCTTAATGAGGTGACCGCTGCCGAACGCGCCGGAAGTAAAGTCTTGCGAACGGATGTCATCCGAGACAAGTCCGCCCAGTAGCTTTATGAGATATTTTGTCTCATCTGGATATTTCTTACTCAAATGCTCCGCCCGCGATCGCAGTGCGGAAAACACATTATACTCGCTCGGTTCCCGTCCGTCCCATGACTTCAGAATATCAACCACCGTACGGTTAAGTGTTTCTCCAACCACATATTGCAAACTGCTCAATCCGTCATCAACGCTCTTCTTCCAGCCTTTACCCACCTGGTTGGTACATTCTATCGTGGCAACACTCAGGTTGTCCAACTTACGTGTCACCTTCGTCATACGGCTGTCCCGATACCCGGTACCGGGAAAATATTCGTCACTCAGCAGACGGACGGACTGGCCTAATATCAAGGGAACCGCATTACGGTCTATATAGGTATAGTCCGTATCACCGCCATACTTGGAGATATCCTCGCTATACCTGGCAAGAAAATCATCCACGGCGGCCTTGAAATCTTTCTCCGCCTGTACCTCATATTCCACCGGCATGCGGAAGTTCCAGGGGATATACTTATTTCCAACGCGGGGAATAAGGTTACCACCCGGTATCTGCCTGTCTTCGTCGGGATAGGTATTGATGATTTCCCACTCTTTCGTTGCGGAGTTATAGTTAGCCTCGAAGTCACGTCCGGCAAGGTCGCCCGTCTGGAAAGAGACGTGTTTCACCAGCCCGGCAATTTCATTTTTGCAAGGGTCAAACTGCATGCCACTATCCTTGAAGTAGTAAATGGTGAATGGCTTGCCGTCATCCCCTTTCTTCTCTTCGGTACGCACGATGGAAACCGTACCCGTATAGTGCGGATAAATCTCCGCGAACGCCTCAGACTCCACATGTTCGTACAAACCGTAATTTGTATTCCGGTCTACATACTTGGCATGGTCAGGAAGCTGAAGACGGGAGAAACCATATCTACTGCGGTCTATATTCTTGGTACTTCCCAAGGGTATAAGCCGAGTAAAGAACTTCACATCACCACTATTTTCCGACTGTACCAATGAGGTGAACCCCTTCATATATCCCAGTTTCACACGCTCACCGCGTTCACAACGGCAAAGGTTCATGTAAAAGCCATCCGCCCACCATTCTGTTCCGAAGGCTTCCGATATTTTTGAAAGAGCGTCCCAACAATAAGTATTGCTATATTCGATGGTCTCGTTCGGAGCGTCAATCACATCACCAATACTCCAACGGTTCTCACCGTAGATGCGGTTCATGTTCTCCACCCATTTTTGCAGATGTTCCCTTGGACTGCCGTCCAGCGAGAACTGCGGTTCATACTGCTCGTCCGCCAAGTTCAGATACATTACCTGCTCTGCATCGTGCACGGGGGCATAGAATTTCACAGAATAGTCATACGTCTGCCGGTTCTTTTGCTTGGGTTTGTATTCCTTCTTGACGGAAAACTTGATGCCTTCCAACATCACATAGTCGTTCACATCCAGCTGAACAAAAAAAGGATGAGTGAAAGATGCAGATACAGCATTCTCCGTCATCAATTCATCGTTCCAAGTGGATGAGGAAGAAGTGTTGACAGTCAGTTTCAACTTCCCGGATTGGTTGTAGATTTTCAACTTCATTCAAACAGCGTTTAATCGTTATTTAAAGGGTCTATATCCTGGCAGGGATTAGGCTCTCTGAACTTCAATTTCAGCTTACCGAATACTCCGCCATTGGTTTTGAAAGGGGTTACCATCTTAGGAGTCACTTTTCCTTTATAGTACATCCTATAAGTGGTTCCAAGCTCCGGCAGGAAGAATACCAGCCATCCGCTTTTCAAGAAAGCACGAAACGCGATATACTTGCGATACCACTCATCCGTCGTCTCCGTGAGAATGCCGAATTGCAATGTTACATCCCTGGCCTCATAATGCGACACCGGCAAAGCATCCGGCAATCGCTCGCCGTTCTCCTCCTGAAAAGAGACGGCGGTATAAGGTTTGAAGGCAGAGTCTTCAAGCAAGGCGTCGTAGTTGGTATGACTGCTTGCGTTGTCCTCTGCCAGGAAAGCGCTGTATTCCTTGTATATATCCACACCGTTAATAGTGAGCAGTCCCTCCAGTATCTTCATATCATTTCATTTTTACTCCGTCACGTTCCATTTTCTCTATAGCCTCGGCAATATCTTCCAGATACTTGCAGAAAGCGGTATTCTCGGCAATCGTATTGAGGATGCCGATGGCTTCGTAAGCATACTGCGATATATCCGTCATCTTATCATCCATGCTGATAACGTGTATCTGCAGGGAGGTGGCAATGCCTTCAATCTTTCCGGCGGTCTCTTCGGTTATCGTGGTAACGGCGCCGGCACGGCCGGACTGTGAAGAACCGCTACTGTAGGAACTCCACCCCATAGCTTCCGCCAGTTTATTGCGTTCCTCCAGCATTGAATCAGATAATGATTGCTGCATATTGCGAAGAGACGCTACCTCACGTTCAGTATACACACCGTCTTCACCGGCTTTTGCCCAACTATCATAGAGGGCCTTGATGCGGGAAGCATAGTTTTTCTCCATCAGAGAGTTCAGGATGGACTTCCGCAGATGCTTTTCAAAGTTCTCCGAGAAATCCGCATTGCTGCTATCTATATTAGAAAGCAGGCTGAGATAACTATCCTTAAAACTGTCGAAAGAAATACCGTTCAGACGTTCCTTGACGGACTCCATTATCTCTATTTCCGCTTCACCGTATTCTATAATCTTATCCAGATAGCCACGGAAGTCACCGTCCATCACCGACCACAGTCCGGTATAGTTGGTTTTAATCCACTCCAACTGCTTACCGGTCATGTTCAGCATGTCATTCATGCCATTGAACTGCGCATTGCCAAGGCCGGCATCCTCCAGCCCCTTGACCACATCACCATTGACATTCTGCCAGTTCTTGCCTTCATATTTGACGCTACCTTTCCACATGCGGTAACCAAGGGAGTGAGAGCCCGCTGAGGAACCGGCTGACAACCGGGAGTTACCCAATCGCTTCGTAACCTCTTTCTCTGTATTCAGAAGACTCAGAGCTTCAGTACCGGCGGCAGTTGCTTCAGCCCCGTAGGACTCTTTAATATAGGCTTTCTTCTTGTTGAGAAGTTGGTCCCAAACATCCATCAGGACTTCATACTTCTTCACCATTTCGTTATATCCCGAATAGTCTGCGGTATTAAACAGCTTGATTGTGCCACCGAGAGAAACGATGGATTTAACAGCTCCTTTGATGGTTTGCAAACCACCTGTGAGTATGGACATCGGCTTAGTTATATCTATCTGTGACAGACCCTCCAGCATTTCATTCATGCCTGTCATCGTGCCGGATAGCCATTCCGGAGTCTTGATACCGAGTTCGTTCATGATGCCCAGCACACCGTCCGCCACCTGGGCATACTCTTTCATCTTGTCCACACCTGCACGCAGGGAGTCGGTAGCTTCCGCCTGCGCTTTGCGCTTGGCCGCTTCGGCACTGTCCAGCTTAGCTTTCGCATCAGCCTTTTCCTTTTCCGTACCGTCAGCCAGCACCTTGTTATATTCCTTGCGGGCTTCCGTCGCGTCCTTGTTGGCTAAAGTCAGAGAGGCGAAGGAGTCACTTATCGCCTGGAAGGGCGAACGCTGCCTCTCCTCCTGTTCTATGCTGTTGATAGCTTGAACGATTTCTTTAATGTTTTCGGGTGACAGGTTCTTTTGCTCACTGATAAAACTTTGCAGCTGCTTCTTCAGTTTGCCAAGTGCATCCGTAGACACTTTATCCAAATTGCCGAAGACGGAAGTCCAGTCGATTTCTTTTTTCAGATTATCAAAATCCAGGTTCTTCAGTTCATCTTCCATCTGCTTTTTCAAGGATGCCTTTTCACCACCGGGTTTCGCCTTGGCTATCTTGTTCCCGTAGTCTTTGGCAATGGCGGCGCGCTTCTCCTGGTAAGTACCGTATTCTTTGTTATAGTCAATCCATGACTGTTCTTCCTCTTCCTTTAGCTTCTTGTCCTTATCGGCATATTCTTTCGAGATGGCATAATAATCTTCCATGTATTGTTCGCCTGCCAGATTCCGTTGCCGGGCTGCCTGGTCTTTCACGGTAGCTACCTGTTCCGGTGTCACCGCCATGCCGTTCTTCTGTGCATTCTGCAAGGCTTTCAGACGGTCGCGTTCTTCCCTGTCTATGCGGGCCAATTCGTCATCAAACTGCTTTAGCGCCAGTTCCTTCTTCTTTTTCTCACCCTCTTTCATCAGGGCAATGGTCATGTCGTTTATTTTCTGCCGGGCCTTGAGTTCGGCGTCGGCAATTTCATCCAGTTCGGTACGGTTGCCATTAGAACCGCCTTTCTTCTTTTTTGTGGTGCGTTCTTCGTAATCGTATACCACTGCATCCTGCATGGTTTTATTATAATTATCCCAGGCTTTTTGAGAGTTTTCACGGGCAGCATCCAATTGTTCCTTGGTCGCATCACCTTTTATGAATTTCATATTCACCTCGTCAAAAGAGGCATCAGCCAGGGCCAAAGCAGTTTTGGCTGCTTCCTTGCGAAGTTCTATCAACTCCTTTTTGGATTTTCCCGCCGCTTCCGCAATACGGGTGTCAAAGTCCACATCAGCCGAGATTTGCTGCAAAGCCCGATTGGTCTTTGCTATTTCATCATTCACCGCTTTCTGCGCGTTTTTCGTGCGGTCACTGTAATTATTCCACAGCACAATAAGCCCCGTTATCACTGCCGACAGCCCCAGTGTCAGCGTCGCCATCAGCGCCTGGGCCGCAACATTGGAGATACCCAATGATACCGCCAGTCTCGTGGTGGCTGCCGTCAGCATGTTTTTTGCACCTGCCAGCAGCACATGCGTAAAATAACTGTCTTTATTGAGCGTATTGGCCACCTGCTGCACACCCATGGTAATCGCCATTACCGCCTGCAATCTCGTCTGTATCTGCGCCAGTTTCTCCTGCTCCACACCGAAGAGGGAAGCTACTCCCACGCCTGTCGTCATGGCACCCGCCAGCCCGGACACAGCGTCCATCGTTGCTTTTATCTTCTTGTTGTCGTCAGAGAAAATACGTCCCTGGGTATTTATATCGCCCATACGGTCTTGCATATCACCCAGTTTTTTCATTGCGGCGGCATATTCCTCCGTTCCCTCCTTCATCCCCGCCATTTGTTCTTTCAGGTTGCGGATTTCCGTACGAAGCGCAATGTGTTTCTGGGCGGACTGCTCCACCTGCTTCTCCAACAAGGCAAGCTCCCCCTTCTCTTCTGCCAATACCTTCTTGGCAACTTCCAGGTCGGCAGCCAGTTCCATCTTCGCCTTGCCGGGGGATGCCTTGGACAACTGCTTTTCCAGCGACTTGATGTCCGCCTCTACCTGTTTCACCACATCGCTCTGTTCCTGCATACGAGCCTTGAAGTCAGCCGTAACCTGTTCTACGGTCCGGCCTACCTTTGAGGTGTCCCGGATGATTTCATCCAGTCCCTCTTTGGTTTTGTTCCTGGTAATTACGGTAAGTTCTACGGGTTCCATCAGTCTGCTGATATATGAGTTTGGAAGAAGGCGACCGGGTCTTTAGCCGTGGCGCACTCTTTTTGCATTTTCTTCATCATCTCTTTATACTGCCGTTTCTTCTGTTCCTCCGCCGAAACGTAGCGGGAAGCATCCTTAGCCATAAGCAGCAACATGGGATAAGGCACTTTCCACAGAATGTAGTCAATGCTCCAGCCGGTTGCCGTAGCCACCTGCCATACTAAACCGAACGGGCTATGAGGGCCTTCCGTATATCCCTTTAACTCCCGTTGCATGAACGGCTCAGATTCGGCTTCATCGGATTCACCATTTCCACCGAGCTGATAATAGTCTGAAAAGACTTCGGGTCGAGCATGGTAAGCAACTGAAACATGGCTTCTTGCAGGAACATGGGGTGGACGCGCCAACGAAGCCACCAGGCAACGGGGCGGTTCAGTAACCTCCCCAGGAATTTACTTCGAACCAAGGTATAAGCAACAATACGGCTTATCGTAACTCCGTGTTCGGCAATGAACTGCATATTCTGCTCGAAAGTGTACTCCTTCATTTCGTTGTAAGTAACCCCCATCCGCAGATACAGGTTAGCGATACGCATCAGGTTGGCAAGCCCCGACGTCCGCATGATTACCCTGCGTGGTTTCCGCTTGCTATATAAGAACTTGAAAGGGCGGACGGGAACCGCCACACCCATATCAAGCATCAGTGCGGAAGCCTTCAACTGTTCCGTCTGTTCCATACGCTATCCCTCCTGGACAGCGGCCGTTTGCGGAGGAATGATGCGGTAGCGTGCCTTGTCCTTTTCCAAAGGTTTCAGACATTTCACGGTACAGTCATAGCTCAACACGCCGCTCATATTGATAGAATCGGCCAGTTCTCCACTCATCTTGGCACGGGGAATTTCAATCTTGTAGCCACTGACGCATTCCACCTCGAACGGGCCCTCCAAGTCCTTGAAGTCTGTGGGCGGTTCATAAGCGCCGTCCGCTGCGG